CAGCCTGGGGCAGTTCGGCTGAGTTGTATACTTACCCGGTTTGGATTACACCTAGCGACAATAATGCAGCGGCCTATTCGGAAAAGGACTACGAGATTAGATATAAAGTCAAATTTCCAACCTCTCCCGGCGGCTACGGGACTGTATGGAGGTTTGCCGCTGATAACAATATAAAAGTTGAAGTCTACAATCCTATCACAGATACGACGCACTTGATAGGAGAAACTGGCACGACATACTCGGGCTCAACGCCAATTTTTAACGAGGCTGCTATATATTTTGATGGAGATGAAACACAGTCAATGTTTACTCCCGGCGAGATTTTAAACTCTCAAAATTTATACGGAGAAAATTTATGGCTGGAACTAATAGCCACCGTAAGAAACCAGGACGTCGGAACTGCTTCATATGCTCAAAATCCTGCAGGGTTCGCTTTGCGAGTGCAGGGTGACCCTTACTTAATTGGCGGTCTTAGTAGTAATGTGTTTTATGATATATTTAATGCTCACGAATGGGCGGCTATGCCTGGCGGTATATATGGAGGAGGTTTCATCAACTATTCCTATCAAATACTTTTCGTTCCGGAAAATTACATGGCTGATCATGACTGGGCGCATGGACCGTATCTTGTCACCAGGGACAACGGGAATACGAATAATATAACCGATTGGTTTGCGCTGTGCAAGCTTGACAGGTTTCCGCCGGGAACGGTTGTCGGCCTATTTCTTGATCGTTCTGGTTCCATGACGCAAGCAACAGTGCAGGCCTCTTATACTTATTTCTATCAGCGCTGCGCCGAAGCAGGAATTATCCTGAAAGAAGTTCAAAACACCGTAGAAGATTGGATTGAACCATTCTTCACTGAACTATAAGCAGAGGGAATACTAATGTGATTTTGGTATTGCCGTGGCACTTCAGTTCAGAAGAGGGACAGAGGCAGAGAGAACTGCCAATGGATTCATTCCCCTTCAAGGTGAGCCGGTTTACGCTACGGATACCAAAAAGCTTTATATTGGTGACGGCGATACGGTAGGTGGAAATCCTGTAGGTTACAGTAACGAAATAACTGATTTAGCCGATGTTCAACTAACCGGCTCTGAAGTTATTTTCATAGAGAATATTAGAGCGGTAGAAAATCAAGTAATTATCACTACAAAAACTCCTCACGGTTTTGCTACAGGTGATTCCGTTCTGATATCGACCGCTACAAGGCCAGATCTCAATGGTGTTCGCGTCGTTGAGTCAAATTCAATTAGTACATTAACTTATTCACAGGCTGTTGATGACTTCGGTCCTACTACAGATACTGGAGCGCTTCGTTACGAAGTAGCTGACAATGCAATTTTAGCCTACAGTCAGGAAACTGGAACTTGGACCGATCAGAACTACGTCTATGAATTAGAAGATCTTGGAGATGTAAAAATAGCCAACCCGACGAATGGCCAGATAATACAATATACAGATATTCCGTTAGGGGACCTTTACGATGGCGACGGACTCCTTGTGCAGTCAAGCATTGAAGAGCCGGCCGAGCTAGAGGAAGGGTTTACGTGGACCCAGACTAACAGTATTCAAAAGTTTGTAAACAAAGAATTCAAAATTTCCATAGATAATTTGTCCGATGTTTTGATTTATGAGGGTGCCTTAAAAAATAAGCAGTACATTGGCTACGATCCGAGCTTAACGGTTTGGCGCAACATTGATTATGTCGATAATATTCAAGATTTATCAAACGTAACAATTTCCAATCCAACGGTAGATCAGATATTGAGCTATGATGGCTCTACGTGGACCAATAAAAGTTTTGAAATAAATAATTTCAGTCTTGACGTTTTAAACGATGTAGAAATAGAAAACCTACAGGAAGGACAGATTCTTCAATACAGTTCATCAAAATGGAGGAATGTTGACAATTTTGTTAGTTTAAATCAATTCGCCGATGTTGATTTTTCCGACGCCGATGATGGGGAGGCCATAATTTATGATCGGGGCATATTCAAAACACGAGGATTTAGGCTTAATGATCTTCAGAACATCAACGATTTAACCGAGCAGTTTGAGGTTCAAAACAATTCTGTTCTAGCCTTTAGTAATACCGAGCAAAAGTGGAAGCCATTAGCATTTTCTGCATTAGCACAAAGAACAGAAGTCGTAATGAATACCGGTCCAATCGAGGATTTGGCCGTTTCTGCACTTGATGTCCCTATTTTTCCGGGATTTGTTATTTACAAGATTCGCTGCTCGGCCGCACCAACGACCGTCAGCATGTACATCACTGCAGCGTCTAGAGATATAGATCTCTCAAGACCAGAGAATGAATTACCGGAAATAGGTTCAGGAATTTACGCAGAAATGACACCCATCGATACTCAGTACCGTCCAATAACCCCCGTAATTCATGGCTTCAATGATGAAGTGCCAATTTCGAATATGGCTTTTTTAAAGATCAGGAATAGGAGTGGTTACTACCAGGATGATATAGAAGTTCGGTTAACGGTACTGCAGATTGAGAAACTGCCTGAATACTAATAGGTACACTACATCGCACTATCGCAGAGCAGTGATTGCTCTCATTTCATGTCCGACGAACTGAATCAAGTATCTGAGATGGATACTCAACAGATTCAAGAGAATCAGCAGGCGCAGGAGCCTGTTGCAGAAGAGCTTCCAAGAGAAGATGTTCAGAACCTGCTTAAAGCCCTTAAATCCGAAAGGGAAGCACGCAAGACCTACGAACGTCAGATCAAAGAAAAAGAAAAACAGTTAGAACGATTTGCGGAGATTAATCCAGATGAATTCCGAAAGCTTCAAGCAGATGCCGCCCGAGCAGCGGAAATTGAGTCTCGATACGGTGAGTCTATTCGAGCAATTGAAGAGAAGTACGGCCGGCAAGCCGCTGAAGCCGAGCAGAGAGCAAAGGACTTAGAGTCTAGAAATCGGGAATTCCTCAAGCGATATGCGTTGGAAAAGGTATTCAATGCAGCCGGTGGGCGAACCGATTCCGCTGATGGCATTTCATTCTTCGACATGTTTGCCGATCAGCTAAGTTCTCGCTTTCGTCATGAACCCGACGGCTCCCTGACTCCTCTTGACTCTCAAGGTGATCCAATCCTTGACACGGAGACTGGGAAGCGCCTTACGCCGGAAGAGTTTGTGACTCAATTCAAATCCCACCAAGTCTATGGCACCTTCTTTAAGGGTGTCAAGGGTTCTGGTGCTGGATTGAATTACGGTGGCACAGACGCAAATGGTCAACCTATCGAAGACTTGTCAAGTCTAAGTAATGACGAGCTTTTCATGAAAGCGTTCGGCTGAATACACGAAAGCCCCGAAAGGGGCTTTTTTATTGGGAAGAATAATTATTTTTGGAACTATATGATAGAAAGCACCCGGTTTAGCTTCGGCCGAGATGGTTGGACTGGCAGGGTGTTCCGATGTCGGGGTGTGATGCCCTGAGCAACGATTCACCTTTCCTTGTTCACCTTAAAGGAGTTTACTTAAAATGGGCCTTAGCTTAGTCGAAGCCAAGAAGCATGCTTCTAATCCCCAGGAGCTTGCTATTATCTCTGAACTCTCTGCCGGTTCCCTGCTGAGCGTTCTTCCTTTCCGCGAAATCCAGGGCAACGGTCTGTTCTGGAAGCGTGAAGAATCCCTCGGTGACGTGGGTTTCCGTAACTACAATGCTAGCTACGGTGAAGCCTATGCCGAGGTGAGCCAACAGTCTGAGAGCCTCCGCCTGTTCGGTGGCGATATCAAGATTGACCGCGCTATCCTGGACCTCGAGGGCGGCGAATCTCGCGCTTATCAGGTGCAGGCCAAGACCCGCGCAATGCGTCTGGCTTGGGAGTCGCTGTTCATCAATGGCGATAGCAATGCATCCCCCTCTGAGTTTGACGGCCTGGCAACCCGCCTGCCTGCTGGCGACTACGCCACAAACTCTCAGGTGATCCGCAACGGCACCTCCGCCGCTGCTCTGGATCTGGGTGCTCTGGACGAGGCCATCGACGCTGTGGACGCTCAAGGCGGCACCAAGTATCTGGTGATGTCCAAGTCTGCTCGTCGTCACCTGACCAAGCAAGCTCGCACCTCTTCTCAGATCGATATCGCTCGTAACGAGTTCGGCTACCAGCAAATGGTGTATGCCGGCCTCCCCGTCATCGAGCTTGATCGTGACCACCAAAACGTGGCCATTCTGGATGGCAGCCCCGCTGACCAGTCGATCTACGTTGTGACTTTCGGCGGCGATCTGCTGACCGGTATTCAGAACGGTGGCGTGCAAGTGCGCGATCTGGGTGAGAGCACCGCTTCTCCTCAAGTCGTGATTCGCGTTGAGTGGTATTGCGGCCTGGCCATGATCAATGGTCGTTCGGCTGCTCGCCTGACCAACGTGAATGCAACCGCCTGATCCTGTTATACTGGATTGTGTGAGGAACGAGGGAGGGGCTACGGCCCCTCTTTTTTTTGGCAATATATGGTAGAACTGTTGGCGTTTGCGTCTATTAACGCCCAGTTTAGTCTTTATCGTTTCCTATCATGGCACGTCGTTCTACTGGTATTTTTCCTCGCGAGAAATTTGATCTCGACGAGAACCTTGTGGTCACCACTTCCGATGTGGATCCTGGTGTGACCTTCAAGTATGTCAAGACCATCCGTTGCATCCTGGTAAACAGCGAAATCACCGGCAACGCTACCGTTACCTTTAATGTTGGCGGTCGCGATGTTGTGTTCGGCGCTAACGACCTCGATATCAATGGTGTTGGTATTGCTCATGTGCGCGGCGCTCTGTGCGACGCTGATAACCTGGTGAAGTACACCATTGCTGCTGGTACTGGTTCCGCAACCGTTGGCGGTGCTTACCTGGACATGGTCGAGAACATCGGCTGATCCGATCCTTAACGGAATAATAAGGGTGACTTAGTCACCCTTTTTTATTGTCATGCATCTGCCTAAACTTCCTACCATCTTCGTCAAAGATGGCGTTGAGCGTAAAGCTTTTTATACTGTAGAGGCCCGCGAGCTGGTTGCTGCTGGCTGGGTTGAAAAGGGTGAAGAGAAGCCTCAGCCGAAAATTGCAGCCAAGCCTGCGGCTAAGCCTGCTGAAGAGAAGCCTAAAGTCGAAAAGCCCAAGACTGAAACCGAAGGCCCCGCAAAATGAACGAGCCTGAGTACTTGGTTGGTCCGAGAATGATTGATGGCATCAACATTGATGCTGACATTATTTCTGCGCAACCAAAGATACAATACAGGCAGATAGATGACCCGGTGAACGATGGC